TCTCTATCACACAGGTTCGGGTGTCCTACAACACGCCTACGTCCTGCTTTTCCAAGCAACAGCCAAACGCCGCACTACAGGTCATTGTGTGGGATAGCTCCCCAGCCGGTTTCCCGCCTGGTTCTACCCAACTTCACGAAGAAACTGTTTTCCGGTTAGTTTTGGATCATCTTCCCTAGTCAAAAATCTCAAGTGGCCCTACACGTAGTTCGCTTCCAGCCTCGACGAATTATGTTCGTTAGTTGACTGGTCACTATCGGCAGCTTGCCGGGCGCACTCCCAGGACCCACACGTCCTCACGAAACTCAGCGAGGTTAAGCTTTGTCAAGCAGCGCTACTTGCGGCCCCCAGATTACATAGTGCGTCCCCTTTCGGGTAACACCGCACGAGAGATCTGTGACATCATAGGTAAGAATATACCATCCCCTCCGGTCGCCAACCACAACAACCATGGCACGACATTCACTTTTTGCTTGGGTGATAGCAATCCGAGTCCGAGGACTCTTCATGCCACGACCCCATACCCCCCACGCTCTCTGAGTAGGTTGGCGGTGGACCAAACTCTTCGACCTGTGTCGATAGAATAAGGTTGTCCATCAAAGCCATCCGTTTTTCCTTCTTTTCTCTGGGCTGAGCGAACCAGGAACGAAGTCTACGAGATTTCTCGGACTTGGTCTCCTGTGTCAATCTACCCCTCCACCCCTCACGGACATTGAAGCAAAGGCTAGGGCGCCTGACAGCTGACAATCTCAGGAAGTACTTAATTGTGCTCCTTGTTTTGCAAGCTTCGAACGCCATACCGAACTTCCATGAAGCCGTCTCCCGGGCATTCAAGACGCTCAGCTCTTGAGACACGGATGCTTCATCTACCCAAGTAGATATCTCAGAAGAGATAGTCACATTGTGACCTACAGGGGCAGGTGGACATTCGTACTCAGGCTTAACGCTTGGTGCCATTCGAAAGAGCTCAGCGAGCCTCGCAGCAAGACTACCCCTGAATCCCAATTCGAGAAGAGTCAATCTAGTTGACCTTAACGAACCGAGATGCCAGCGGAAAAAAACGACTCCCGCCCGAAAGCGATAGCCGTTCCTAAGTCCTGTAACAAATCCTTTGAACTCAAAGGCAAGAGAGTTCACGTACTGAGAAGATCGTAGTCTCCCGAAACGCAGAGTGGGAATCACCCGAAGGTGTTCCCCCGCCCAGCGAATCAGAGTGCTGTTCAATGAACCGTACTCATCGGAGACTGACGTCTTAGTGCGCTCGACCTCTAAACCCAACCTTCCAACCGTGTGCATCCAAACATCAGAGGTTCGTTTAACCGACTGAAAAAGGATGTCGTCCCCGTTGATCAAACAAGGAACCTTCTCCGCAGCTGCAGGGCTTAAGCCGTCAGTTCGCATTGCCCACAAAAAGGCAAAGCGGTTCTGAAGACAAAGAAGTGGAAAGCTCAAAAAGCTGCCCATCATCTGCCCTACTCGCGGTTCGATACCGTCCGGACAAAGCTTTTCATGGAAAAGCGTCGGCCGAAGGATCTTTAAGGCTTCCTCGCGAAGCGCAACAGGAACGCAAATTGCGTTGGAAAGAAGGGTCCCCAAAATCTTCTCGGCTACTTCAATCGACAGCTGATCAGTTGCAGATTTGTAGTCCCCAGAAGTAAGGGTCTCGCCCTCCTTCTTCGAAAAGCCAGCTCTGGCAAGCGAAGCGTCCGTCACGTCACCTACGGAGAGCCAACGACTACGTCGAAGGCGATCATAGATGCTCGTGTGGAGAGGCTTCAGTAGAAGAGTTTCACCGGAAAACTTCGTGAGAGCACGAGGTTTCCCTGCGGACTGAACTACAATGAGCTCGGCACAACGTTCGATACCTCCTGGATAGTGCCCATTCAGGGCCCCGTCTAGAAATTCCGAATGCTTGCCTTGCCAGCCGGCTTGACAACCGCCTTGAGAGCGGAGGTCGTCGACTGTGCCAGAGAGGCCAGGAGAGGTAGAAAGAACTCGGTCTTCGTAGAGTCCAGAGTCCCACGCCTTTGGAAACAGGCGGCGGGTCTCTTTCTCGACGAAGTCCAAGTAGCCAGAAGGAAGGCTCCGGGCTGATTGCCCGAATCCATTGACGACTCCACGTAGCAAAGGCGTCTCCATGCATTTACAACTCGCAGGGAGAAGCTTCTTCACCGACTGCCAAGCCATCCTCTCCTCTTCGAGGAGCGATGGGCAGTCCGCTAGGAGCCCCTTCACAGCTTTGGAGAATGCCATGCAATCCCCATCGCCAGGAAGGTCGACGGAGGGCTTCGGATGTCCAAAGACATAAGCCCAATCTCTCAGAGCTCTTGTCACCACTTTTG